GTAGAAGGATCTACTGCACGCACCAATTGTAATGGAACGTATGGACAATAGAAGATACCAGCATCAAATGCTGAACTACCTTTATATCCTACTAATAACAACTGAGTTGCAGCTGTGTTAGCAGAATATGGATCTACAAACACTTTGTAGCGACCATTAAGGACACCAGCAAAAGTTGTAGAAGCTTCGTCTACATTTAGATTAGTTGAAAGAGCTGGAGCATAGTCCAAAGCACCCGACATTGCTAACGCACTCGCAACATCAGAAGAAGCAATAATGAAATTACCTTTTCCTCTACGAGTTTGTTGAGCGATCGCATTTGCTTCTCTCTCTACTTGGAATAATAATCCTTTGAATTTTTCAACTGACCATCTTCCATTTGAATCTACATCAAGATCAAAAGTACCAGCAGTTGTTGTGCCGACTTGTGCTCCTGTTTTAGCTACTGTGTAAATTGTACGAATAACTTCTCTATTGATTTCCGCAAGGATTTCAGTAGATAGGATATTTGATAATTCACTCTCAGCATCTAAACCATGCACTGATTTTAGATCTTGTGCTAATTCAACTGTGTACTCAGCTTTTAAAGCACGAGTTTTCGCAGTCACTGAAGTTTTCTCGATTGAAAACGCCATTTGATTGAACGTTCCTGAATCGCCTAATCCTTCAGCATCAGTAGTTGATAAACCAGAACCAGTTGTATAGCCACCACTTACTGGATTTGAACCAGCATGAGTGCCTGTACCACCGAAGTCTGTATCAGCTTCGTTGAATAATGCTTCTGTTCCACCTTGTGACGTATATCTGCTTTTCATAGCAAATATTAAGCCAGTTGGTTGTGTCATCGGCTGTACTCCGCAAACGTCATAAGCGATCATTTGTGGAATTGCACGACGTACTAATGAGATAAGTACTGGATCAAACTTAGCTACTCCTGAACTGTCTGGTAATGCACCAGCTTGGTTCGCGTGAGTTGCTTCAAAAAGTGCTTGCTTTTCTTCATTAATAGAACGCTCTTGGTTCTCTAGAAGAACTGCTGTCACTTCTTTTCGGTAAGCATCTTTAATAGGTGCTACACCATCGTGATCTAATACTGGAGCCCATTTTTTTAATAGATCTGATCTATTTTTCATTTTGTTTCTCCGTTATTATTGTTGTTTAAATTTGTTTCTTTGAGCGATTTAATAGGTCTGCATATGCAGCTATTTTTACGTCAGTTATTTTAGCTGACTCGTTAATAACGATTGGCTCATCAGTCACTATTGTATCTACTATCGTTTTAGTAGAATTTTGAGTCGCAGACAATGCTGAGAAATAATTATCTCTTATTGTCTGTACTTTTTTCTCAAAAGATGCATCATCTTCAAATGATAGCTCTTCAGCTAACGATTTAAGTTTTTCTGCATCTGTTGACACTAGATCTTTTGAAGCTGCTGTGATGATTTCATTTTTACGTAAATCATTAAATGCTTTTGTAATTTTAGCATTTGCAGCTGTTGCTTCATCAAGGTTTTTCTTGGTAGTATTAAGCTTGTCTTGAAGATCAGAAAGTACATCAAATCTTTCATTTGGCACTTCAATGTAATGGTCTTCGAATAAATTTCTTAAACCACTTACAAAGTCTTCAAGTATTTCAGTCTTAATACCTGATTCAAGAGCGATTTCATTTTGTAAGACCCACTGCTCAACTACATAGCTGAGATATCCATCAACTTTTTCAATCAGGCTCTCTTTGATAACTGACATGTTTTTAACATTTTCAGTTTTCAATTCATTTGAAATACGAGCAATCTCGTCTTTTACTCTATTGATTACTACGTTTTCGAATATTACTTTTGCTTTTGCTTTAAAATCTTCCGATAGTGTTTCACCTTTTAACAATGCTTCAACATCAGCAGATACATCTACTTTAAGTGATTCATTTGTTTTTTCGTTCATTTTCACTTCGTCTGGTTTCTTAGCATTTTTTTCTTTAATTTTTTCTTCATCGTCTTCTTCATCAGACTCAGATTTCATTTCTTTTTCATCTTCGTCTTTTTCGTCTTCAGATTCAGATTTCATTTCTTTTTCATCTTCGTCTTTTTTGTCTTCTTCTTTATCTTCAGACTCTGATTTGACTGCTTCTTTTTCTTTTTCAGCTTTAGCTTTTTCTTCAGCTTCTCTCTTAGCTTTTTCTTCTTCAGTTTCTTCTTTAACAGCTTCTTTTTCTTCTTTATCCTTGATTGCTTTTTGCAATGCAGGTGGTAAAGTTTTTTGTTTATCTGTTAATTCTTGTTCTTTAACTGCGTCAGCTTTTTCTTTTTCAGCTTTAGCTTTTGCTTCATCTTCAGCTTTTTTCTTTTCGTCGTCAGTCATTTCTACTTCTTTAACCATTTCTTTTTCTTTTTCATCTTCTTTTTTCTTATCATCTGTGTTAGGAGCCACTTCTGATTCAGATTTAGTAGATGCTTTTTCAGCTTCTGCTTTTGCCTTTTCTTCTTCTTCTCTTTTTTTCTTTTCTTCTTCAGTCTCTTCAGTCTTTAATGCTTGACCTGTAAATGGACTGATTTCTTCTTTCTTAAGAATACCTTTAGCAATTTCGTGTGCTTTTTTGATTGTTTCTTTTTCAAGAGGTGGTTCATCACCTGTAATTTCTTTAGCTTTTGCCATGCCAATTGCATATGCAGATCCCTCTTTATCTTGTTCAGATAATAGAGATTTAGCTTTCTTCGCTTCTGCTAATAGCTTTGCGATAGTTTCTTCGATTTTCATTTATATTCTCCTAATTTAAATGTAAAGAATGGATTTCCATTCATATTTAGTTATTTTATTTTCTTAAGAAAGTTTGCAAATTGTATTGCTTGAGCTTCAGCCAATGCTATTCTATTAGTTTTGCTTATCTCTTTTCTTACTTGCTCTATATCTTTCTCAACAAATTTACCATCAACGAACACCCACTCTTTTCCTTCCATAACACCACGAACGAATGCGTCTGGTGCTGATGGATCAGCGACTATATCACCTGCTGTTGCAAGCATAAAGTCATCTTGTACTAATTGAGTTCCGTCATTCTTTGCTCTTAACGATCCCATCCCTCTAGATGAAACACCCAAATTAGCACCCTCGTCAATTAAACTTTTAACGATTTTACCATATGGAGTGTCCATTATTTTTGCTTTTCCGACATAATTATTGCCTTCAAGCTTCAATTCTTTTATCATGTGCGACACTCTATCTAAATTGATAGTAGGAGAATCAGGATGCCCTAACTCACCATATGCACGATTCTTTTCGATATTTTCTTTTGTATATCTTTCAACTTCTTTTTTCATTATTTCCATAGGATATATTCTTCCATTGCGATTTTTAATTTCACCTTGTAAAAATACTCCTTCAATAAAATAAGTTTTTGCTGATTCTCCTTTTGGAGTTTCAACTAGATATTTTACTGATTCTGTAAATTCTCTTATAAGCTTCATTTAATTAACTACCTCTAGCATTTGGATTATCATAAGAACCAAATTGTGCTGTTTCTATTTTAGTTTCAAATCCTGAATTTTTACGTAATGTTAAATATACATGAAGATTACCAGTTAAACTAGCAACTATATCAGAAGTGTTGTTTATTCCATCAACATAACCTGAAAATATAATTGTATCTGGATGTTCACCACCAACAAATACTTGTGTACCATCTCTTGTTAATGTGAATGAACTACCAGCAGCACCAGACCAAACCACCTCAGTCATATTTACTTTTACAGTTCCTTCAATAACTTCAGTAGAAAGTAATGCATCTACATCTAAATCAAAAGTTTCTGATGCAGTTCCTGCTGTATTAGAAAACTTAACAACAACTTCGTGTTTTGCTTTCTTTAAAATAGTTTTTGTGACAGCCATTAATTCTTACTCCTAATTATTTTCTGAGTTATTTTCTATTTTATCTTTAAATATTGTATTAGCAACTTCTTGCTTTAAACTATCTAATCTTGCTGATACTTTTTCAGCCATTACTGTTGAAAATGATGAGTTAATTGCTTCAGCATTTCCTATTTCAATATTATCAATTAAGTCTTTAATTTTGTTTTTCATATCCATAAATTATTCCTTTTTTGGTTCATTAGTAATAGGTGTTTCAAGATCAACTTCATCTATTTCTGCATCTATTGCTTCATCATCTGTTTCAGCAGTTTGAGCTACTTTTAAATCTTGTAGTTTGCTTTGCTCGCCTGCTATTTCTTTATCATTTTTCGCAATATCATCTTCTGTTTGTCTCAGAATATTCTTGCGTACCCAATTGATACTGTAATATTTTCCGATATATTGTTCAATAGAATTTAACATATTAATTCTTTGAGACAATATTTCGTTTTCTTTTAATTCAGTAAAGAAATTATCTCTTAAAAAATCAAAGCGAATATTTTGACTAAATTGTTCCCACTCTTGATCTTTTATAATTCCTTTTAGAATTAATTGCACTCTTAAAATACTGTAAAATATAGTGCTAAATTTACGTCTTAATCTATCAATAAATTTTTGGAAGTTTAATTCATCACGACTTATTTCACTCGCTCTTCCTAAATTAAATCCTGTTTCACTTAACAATCTTGTGACAGGAACATTTAAAGATTGATATAATTTCTTTTGAAAATATTGTACATCAGCTATCTCGCCTAAATTTTGTCCACCTTGGAGTGTAGTAATTTCAGTTCCTCTACCACCCTCTCTTCTTGGCATCCAAAAGTCTTCAAGCATTGACATGTGTTTACGATCATCTCGTACTTCACCTGTTGATGCATCATATACAACTTTATTTCTAAACTTATTCATGATGTCGTTTACATACTGCTCTGCTTTTAACTTAGGCAGATTACCAACATCAATATAAAATATTCTTCGTTCAGGTGCTCTTGATATACGATAGATTACTATACTATCTTCTACCATTTTCAACTGGTTCACTGGCTTTATCGCTTTATGTAAATGCGATAATATCATACCAGAATTTAAATCAGTTAATCCTGATGGAGTAAATACAACTGAATCTAAAGATAGTTTAATACCTGTTGCTAAACTATCAGTAATTCCTTTATCATTGTAAATGTAGTATTCTTCTATATTTTTTACTACGTCAACACCCTTATCGTTTTTTTCTTTTTTATAATTTTTAATCTTACGTATTTTACGTGGGTCTATGAATCTTAATTCAGCTATTCCATTTTTGGTATTTTTTGGATCTATAACTATATGATAGTATAGTCTTCCATCAACATACCATGTACGAAATATATCGTGACCACGTAAATCAAAATCTAATAATTTATAAACTTCTTCAAACTCTTTTCTTATAGCTTCTTTAATATTATCTGATGCTTTTAGATCATCTAAAACTACGTCAACTGAAAGACGTTGATTATCTAATACAATTGATTCGTTTACAATATCTTCAATCGCATTATCAGCATCTGGGTAATAAGAAACTTCACGATATCTTTTTATTAAATCGTTTTCGCCCTTAATACTCGCATCTAAATCAAGTGTTAATCCATAATAAGCCGATGCGTCTGCTACCAACGTCGAACCATCTAAATTAGATGGAGTGACTACCGAACTAATTTCTTTTTTCGGTGTTTTTCTTTTAATCTCAAAGCCAAATAATTCTGCCATAATCTATTTCCGAGTCCCTTTTCGAAACTCTGTTATATTATATTTTGATTGGGAATGAACCAACTGGTGTATCAATTGAAATATTCACTCCTACACCATCACGTGAAGCTGTATCACTGTCAAAGTAGTTGTATTGAAATTCAACATCAAACGTTTCAACTGCATTTGCTGTATCATAGTCTAATTGAACTACACCAATCGAAATTGGGTAAGCATCAACAAAACGATATGATTTAATAATTGCACCTGAACGATCTAATTGTCTTACTACTAAATCCGTTTGATAATCTCTTGGATTTACACGACCATTAGTTGTTTGATAATTTTGAATACCATTTGACCAACGTTCCATCGCATTTCTTATATTGAAGTTTGTATCATTATAGATTGTGACAGTCCATGGAGCAAATGTTCTTTCTCCTGCAAAATTAACAGCACGACCACGATATTGAACTGGAATGTTCTCTATTGTACTTGCTGGTAATTGTGCTGCTTTACATAAAAATTGTGCTTGTGCACTCGCCAAAATCCCTGCAACAACGTAGCTAGGGAAAATTAACTCAACACGAAATTGATTGGGACGTGCTCCGCCACCAGTCATTTGTGCTTTAAAATCTGCTATATCAGCCATTTAAGTTTCTCCTTTAATTATTAGCCACCGATTTCACTAAAATTGACACTTGATCTTGCTGCAACAAATGTTAGATTAATGAAGTTGATTGAGCGATTAGGTTTAATGAAAATGCTTGCTACAAATTCATTTTTATCGATTACTTCTGCTGTATTATTAGTTTCATCGCACACAACTCTAAAATCAGTAATACCACGACGACCTTGTACGTCTCTTAAGAATGGTTCTATTTGATTTTTAAATTGAGCACGAGTGAAAGCATCATTGAACTCAAATAATTGAGCTTTTGCAGCAATTGAAATTGCTTTTTCTAATACAATGAATAATCTTCGTACATTGATTCTATCGAAAGCACTTGGTGCTGACAATAAAGTTTTGTCTCCAAATAATTGTGTTCCTTCTCCTGGAAACGTCACAACTGGATTTACACCTTTTTGATAAAGTGAATCTCTTTGTGTTCTATTTGGATTAAATGCTAGTTTAACAACATTTTTAATTTGACCACGATTTGCACCAGCTGGTGAATACCATGGATCTTGAGCATAATCTGTTCTTGCGGCAAGACCTGCTACATCACCATTTAATGGGACATAACGATACTTGTCATTATAACGATCATACTGAAACTTATAACCAGAATCTAATATAGCATAAGAAGAACTTGGAAGTCCATTTCTATATGTTATAATATCTGCAACTGGAGTTGCTGAAGAATCAGAAATATAAGAACCACCTGCTGCTTCTGGAGAGATAAAAGCTACTGAGTCTTTTCTTACTTCTACAACGTTGTTAATTACATAAGTTGCTGTTGCTGCTGTCGCTTTTCCTAAAAGGACTAACGATATGTCAAGCTGATCGTTTGCAAACAATGCATAACCTGTTTGAATGTTTCCTGCACTTGTACCTGCATAGTCATCAACACCACCAGTTAAAGAGGCATTTACTGCTGCGTTGATATCTTTGTAAGGTTGTGCTGCTGGAGCAGTACCCCAAGCAACTGCGTTAGCATTAGCTGCATTATTTACTTCTGCTGCTTGAGTAGGATGATCCATCCACCAAATGTATTTTGAATTTGAATTGATTACATCTCTGTAATAATTATTCGAACCATCTGATTTTTTAGCACCTACTGCTTTTGAAACATATTCAAATTTTTCTAAAATTGTACCAGCTGTGCCAGTAAATAACCCATCTTCGTCGATTACAATAATATGTATTTCGTCATTTGATACGTTATTTGCAGTCGCCCATGCTGATGTGTCTGGTGATCTATCAAAGCTAGTTTCATAAGTCCAACCTGTGAAAGTTGACTTATCAGCCATTGATACTTTTAATGAATTGCCGAGTGAACCAGCCCATTTAGCTGCAAATTCACCAACATTTCCCTGACCACCTGCGAATGATGATAAGTATTGTTCTGCGTTTTTAATTTTAACTGCGGTACCAGAAACTACTGCATTTCTATCTGCTGTACCATTTGCTCTTACTACGAATAAATTATTCGAGTATGATAAAAAGTTAGCTGCAGTAAAAAATGATTCAAAATTTGAATCATCTGGTTTACCGAATCTCTCTACTAATTCGTTTTCGGATGTAATTTGCACTGGATCTTCGATAGGACCAAATGCGAATTTACCTACAAATGCACCTGCACTTGTGGCAACATTAGGAACTATACTTGTGAAGTCCTTTTCTGTGACAATTACTCCTGGACTTAATTGGAATGCCATTTTGCTCTCTCCTCTTTAATTATTGACACGTTTCTTGACAAACGTGCTATTTCTCTTACCTATTTAGTTTTTTCAAAAATTCGAAGGGTTTTCTCGGTCATTTCCATCATTTAAGAAGCCAAATGGAGTCAACTCTTCTTCAATCTCTTGTATTTGTTTTTTATATAACTCTTTTCTTATGTTTACATCTGTTATTTCTCTAAAATATACGTCAGCTGTAAGCCAAGCAAAGAGTACACACGTCATCACTAAATCATCAGTATAACCATCGTCAGCTGAAAAATAACCATTTTTGCTGATAAATGTAGTTAATTCGCTAATAATAGTTGAATCAAATATTAATAAACTATTATTCTCAATTAAATTCTTCAATATGCTACAACCTTTTCTTTTTACAGATACATCAGTTGTGACACCTAGTGCACTCGATTTATCACCAAAGCCACCAGTAATTCTTTGTCCTTCATTCTTAACTCTTGCAACATATATGAGATTCTCATACTCTAATTCATTATGCAAGATATATGGTATAGTTTCACCACTATTAATTTCAATTAACACAAAAGCATTATTATAATCTCTTCCAATTTTATCTATAATACTTGGAACGAGTAATATACTAACTGTATTCGAACGATATTTACCTACAACTTTATAAGGCATTTCTGTTATATCAAAAATGCTCATCGCTGTATAATCTCTTCCTGTTCCTTTACTTGGATCAACCACAATTACATACTTGTGATTTGGTTCAGGTTTCTCTAATATATCTAAACCATCTTTAGAATATATAAATGGTTTAGGAGATAAATTTCTTAAAGTTTCACCACTAATAAGTGTAAGTGAACTTCCTAAAAATTCACAAAGTATTTCCTGATTAAACTTTACATCACCAAGTAATTTTCTTTGTGCTTCAGCCCAAGCTTTATCGCGTCCTGGAATCTTATCGTAAGGAATAAAAAGATTTTTAAATCCATTTTTATTATTTACAGCATCATTCCAAAATTTCCAAAAGTGATTATATCCTAATGGAGTGGAACTTAGTAATATTTTTGTAGTTTCTCCTGCCATAATAGTAGGATAAACTGAAGTAAAAAATTCTTCTGCGATTTGATTCGGTATAATTGCAGCTTCATCAATATATAACCAATTAACTGATTTACCACGTATCGCACTCGGTGTTGTAGCAGAAGTAAATACTTTGCTACCATTTTCTAATTCTATATCTCCTTTATTCCATGTCACAACACCTTGTTGCAACCATAAAGGTAAATTTTCATACATTAATTGATAACGATCTAAAACTTCTCTTGCGGTACTTCCTTTATTTGCTAATATACCAACAGTGACGTTATCATTAAACAATGTATAATGAACAATACATGCAGCAGAAGTAATAGTTTTTCCTTGCTGTCTTCCTTCCATTAAAATCACTTTACGATTATTCATGATTGTTTTTACTTTTTCTTTTTGACAATCATATAAAGCAAAAGGAATTAATCCTAAATCTAATGAAACTATTTTACAATAATTTTCTATAAAGTAAATTGGATCTTCTTTACATTTAAGAAATTCTTGTACTTCTTGTTTTGTAAATTTTACTTTTACACCAACAGCTTTAAGTGCTGTGTTTGCATTATAAAAATTTGTAGGCATAAGCCCTATCCACCTTTATTATATAACTACTATGTTTCCTAACATATTCGCAGGCTCAGATTGACTGCGATATTTAAATGTATTTCCTGTAGCAGCAGACATTGGTATTGTAAATGTAATTGTTTGGTTTTGATCTGCTATATTCGGTGATGCTCCTTGTGATGAAATAAAATCATTCGCTGGAGCAACGTTAGAAGAATCGAGTATTTCTAAAATTTGTCCTGAACGTGTATTTGTAAATCTTATAGTTTCACCTCTTTGAGCAATAATATCTGGATCATTTTCTCCAGCTGTAAGTAATCCTGGACCAGTCACTAGATAATTAGAAGTTGTAGCACCACCAAAAGAATATGTTCTACGTGTAATAACTGTACCAGTTGCACCATCTACTGAAGAAATTGCTGCATCTAAAGTAATAGATGAAGCAGTTGGATTTGATATTGACATACCAGTACCAGCAATAATTGCAATATCAGATAATGAAGCATTTGATCCTGTTAAACGAATTGTTCTTTGACCTGCTTGAATAGCTTCAGCACTTAAAGAAAAAGTGACAGGGGCTGGATTATTATTTGTAAGAGTGATTGTGCTTGCATCAGTACGAGTAATTGTAAGTCCAGCATTTGCTGATAAAACTGATATATCATCAGTTGTAGCATCTGATCCTGTTAATCTTACTTTTGCACCA